TTACTTCTCCTCCAGATATAAATCGGATGTATTATACCAAGCTAATTCTGCGTCTGCTTTTACGCCCTTATTTGAACACTCAAGTAAAGATTTCTTAAGTTTTATTCCACCCTCGGTATGGTAGACATATTCTTGTTCATGCTGAAGAATGTATAATGCCGCTTCTCTTGAAAAACCGTATTTTTGAATTGCGATAGACCGTTTATTTGTAGAACCATACTCTACAAATTCATACCAATCATTTTGAGCCGGTTTCCCCTTTATTTCTTTGTAAGCATTCGATATCTTCAAAAAGTAATTCGACAGTTTAAACAGAATAATTTTATCAATTACAGAAAGCACCTCTGAAATGATTATATTATTGTGCTCAGCACCCTCTTTATAATCGACTTTCTTCCCATCAATGAACATTGCTTCATGTGGATTGTTCTTTTAAAATCTGATGGCTTCAGAAATAATCTGCTGTAATCCATGGCCAGACACCCACTGTCCAGGAATCACTCGATAATACGATAATGAAGTATATCTGTTTGGGTCGTTTGCCGGTGCACCAAGAGTATAAGAATCATACGACTTCCACTTAAAAATATTAGCTATCCGCAACAAAAACTTCCACAGTTCATCAGCATTATCTTTTGATAGGGAGTCTTGTTATTTTTGCTTGATCAATGACATCCGATATAGGAATAATATATCTTTGAATAAATAGATATCGTTAATCCTCAACTTTCTTAAGAATTGATACAGGTACATCGTAGATAACACCTATCGTATCACCATCATCATCAAAGATTTCTAAATAACATATTTTATTATCATATAACTCTATAATAACCCCGACCGTACCGGCATCAAACTCCGCAAACTTTTCTGTCAATTTCACTGTATCATATAATTTCATATTATTTTTTCTCCTTTTTTCCTGGATAAACAGTAAGAATCCTATATTTTTCCTTACCATCATCTTTTTGTATTGACGCTATTATATTTGCGTACTCATATTTTCCATTAACACCCTTTATTTTTTCTCGAAACTCACATACAATTCCGTATTGTGTTCTAGTGACTTTTGAAGGAATCTTTTTATCGATTGCTTCTGCTAAATTATCATAGAATTCCTTGGAATTACTTTTTGAATACCCCAATGTTTCAATAAAAAACTTTGCTTTCGTTCCACCCCTAGGATGAGCTGTGTTAAGGATATACGTCTCAATTTTTCTTTTACTTAGATCATAGCTAAAATCTGACTTATTAAACTCAGTCGATGCGATTTTATTTATAAGCTCTAACTCTCTTGATTTTACAGCAAGCTCTGTGTTCTCCATTGTCATTTGAGATGAACCGCTTGTTCCATGAGCTAATCCGGAATTTCCATGATTCATGCAGCATCCCCCTTTCTTCTAAGAACGATATTTCTTTCCTTGAGTGAGTTGGACGGAATAATCAATTCTATTCCTTTGTCTGTTGCATATGATAATACACTTCTAGTTTCATCTTCATTTCCGCACACATCATACAAAATTATCGTCTTTAAATTGAGATTATCCACAATAAGTTTAATGTTCTCCCTAAGCCTATCTCTTTCGGTGGGATCTTGAATATGCCCCTTTGTGCTAATGGCAATCACAGAAGATTCTTCTAAACCAGACAAAGCTTTTTCAGCTGTTTTACTATCTGAAAACGAAATATTCGGAATAGCTATTGCCCCAATTTCCACGACAAACCAAATTGCTACTATTCTGGCTCTGAAAATACGATGAATATTTTCTACATTATGTATGTCTCCAAGAATTGAATAGTCTGGGGTAATAATGTACTTTACGCCCTTAAATCGCTCCTTGAAATATTCTAGTCGTACTTTATCATCAAAATAGATTGCCCAAAACAATCCATCCTTTCCATCAAATACACTATCGAACTGATAAAAACTGATGGCTGTTCTTTCTGTCTTATGATAATCTTTGACATTACTATATAGAGCAATATAGTCAGGATATGTATCTATATTGCAATAAAGAGCAGGCATGTCAAATTCGCCACAAGAAACTGTCTTGTTTGCATATTTTAAATAATGCAAGTTTAGTAGCTTCATTAAATTTTTATTTTGTTTCAAATTAAATCCTTTCCGGCCTAATCTAGTAGGCCTAATATGAAATTTTTTTGACTTTTTGTTAAGTCTGCCAGTTGTAAGCCTGGAAAGGATATGCTATTATGATATTGGAATTTATGGGCATAATAGCATGTCCTAACCTGCACTTTGTTACTGCGCCAACAGTTACAGAGTGCTTTTCTTTTTTACTACAATCAATATTCATCACCCCTTTCAATAATTTTGTCTTGTCTTTGCAAAACCTTTAGATACACCATATATATTCATTATATCTTTAACCGACATATTCGCTGTATCCTCATAAGGCATCATTATTTCACCAGCGAGAGCCTTAGCCTGCCACTCCATACTCTCATATGGCTTAATTTCACGATTTTTGAATTGTCTATTAAAAATAGGTGTAAATCCCATTTTATACAAAAATACATGTGCCATTTCATGACAGATATGGCCTCGGTATGCTCCGATACTTTTTTTATATGCTCCTTGATATATTGATTCCTTGATTTCAATAGTAAAATCTCCATCTTCATTTGGAAAGCATCTAGCAGGAATATTCATAGGCAACTCTTTGTCCTGCACAATCTTAATTACTGTTCCAGGAAATACATCTGGAATTCTCTCCAACGCCTCCAAAACAGGGAATGCTTGAGTATGATTAACTCCAAACATTTTTCTAAACAAAACAGATAATAATCTTAATTCTTCTCTGTTCGTAGGTTTTGTTAAATAATCCAAATTATTTACTATTCCTTTCTAGTATTTCCATAATACTTCTAGCTGTTTCATCATCCATATCTTCAAATGACCTAGCAAATTGAAGTGCTGCAATTCTTTTTTCACCAGATGTGTTTATTAAATTCAGTTTCATCTGTGTTTTTGATTCCTCTACTGCATTGTTTAATTCTTCAATCTCTGATGAGTTTAGATTATAGTGTTCTATAATCTTAGGTATCCAGGCTGATGGAACATTCTTCTTTCCATTTTCAACAGCAGACATAAATGGTAATGATGTATCAAGAACATTAGCTAAATCGCCCATAACTTCATGATACTTTATTCTGAGTATCCTTATGTACTCTCCATACTTTGTGTAGCTCATAGTTGTCTCTCCTTTCTTTACACATTAATGCTATCATAAAGTTACTCTGTTATCAATAATATATTTACTCTATTTTAGGTTAACTTGCAATTAAAAAAAAGACGTTCTATATCATCTAGCAAAACGTCTCTTTCTAACTATATTATCTGATTTTCTCCTACAGCAGTTTCACCCACACACCCTTACTACAGATTTTACAATTCTCTGACGAAAAAATCACTGACAGCAGTTTCATACAGTCAATTCGTTTTAGTAATCTATCTGTACGGAAACTTATCCAAGACCGCATATTAAGAAATGCCCAGAAATAAAGGCTTTCCGGGCATCTTACTTTATTTCTTTGACATCAATACTATCGTCTCAATATGCATAGAGTGTACTTGTTGCCATATCTTAATTTTAGCATAGATAAAAAGGTTTAGAAACAACCTTTCTAAGCCTTTTATCTTGCATTATATGTACACAGAAACGTATATAAACGGCATTAAACGAACATTCAGTAATTTTATTGAATATGCGTAAACGGCTCTTAAATAGGCTCTATTCCATTCTTATAATGTCTACTCTTTTCTTAATGCGCTGTACTATAGCCCTATGTTTATAAAATGGCTAAAGCATTGCGATGTAAAATGGAAGATTTGACTCAACTTAGTCCCAATCCAAAAAGTCAATGCCACTGTTTTGCCATTAATTTGCTACTATTTTTCTAAAACCTTTCTAAAAGTGCCCTCGTGCATATAACTATATTAAATCTTTTAATCAAATATATCGTTATTATTCATTTTTCTCTTTACATACTATCTATAGTATGCTATAATATAATCAAGGAAGGAGGGATGCACAAGTGAAAATGAAAAAAAGCTCTAAGAAACTCTTAACAAGATTCATAGAGCTGATGATATCACTAATACAGTTGACTACTTCGTTAGTGATATACATAATTCTTAAGAAGTTAGGACTCTTCTAAAAAGTCCTCCCCCTCAGGGGGATTATATAACAAATATGTATCAAAAGAAAGGATAAAATTAACAATGAAAAAAATTAACGAGTTTTTAAAAAACACCACTTTTATCATTCAGATCATTACCCTCATCATTATTATCATAATAATTTTAAAATTAATATTCTAGGAGAAGAAAACAAAAATGGAAAAAGAAAAATTCAATCAAAAAGAATATGTTAAACAGTGGACAAAAAGCAACATGAAGGCAGTAGGCGCCAGTTATAAAACTGAGTTTGTTACAGAGTTCAGAGAAGCATGTGAGAAACTAGGAATAAAGCAGTCTGCTGTTTTCAGAGAAGCCATGGAAGCAGTTATTGAAAATGCAAAAAAAGACCAGAGCAACTAAACCCTGGTCTTTTCTTATGCCTTAAATTGTTGTGTAGTTCAAATTCCACTAGATTTAAATTAGACTTTTTTTAAATATCTTTTAGCAACCCATCCACTTGGAATCTTCGCCCAATCTCCATCGAATTTAGATACAGTGACGCGAGTACCATAATTAATACATCCGTCTTTATCATAATCATGAGCCTTAGCATCCTTAGTTAATTCATTGTGTGTCTTAACTCTGTATTTCATTCCAGGTCCTGTACGGACCTTTAAGTCACTAGCAGTAATCATATAAGTGCCTAATGCGTTAGATGTGTTACTCTGTGGTTTAGATGGTGCAGGCGCAGCTGAAGTATTAGTCACCTTAGCATCGTATTTAGGTAAGCCATACCCTCTGATGTATCTGCCGTTAACCTGTAGTTTTCTTCTTCCTACTGCATCGCTCTTGTTTCCTTCAATGATAGTGATAGTAGAACCTTCTACCTTCTCAACGATGCCTACGTGATCTGATGAACCTCTGTTATCGCCTTTTCCGTTGTCCTGCCAGTCGTAAAAGATTACATCTCCTGGTGATGGAACATGTGTATCGTCTTCACACCATTCGCCCTTCTTACCGAACGCTTCTATCATCTTGTTGCATGAGCATTCAGTCGGAATGATTTCAGTGTAGCCTGCTTTAATCGAACAGGCAGACACGAATGTAGCACACCAAGAATCAGTGTACTTAACCTTATACCCTCTTGCAAGTGGTTTATGATTATTGTATAAATCAATAATCTTTTTATGAGAGCCGTTAGATTCTTTGCATCCTAAATATCCTCTTGCAATTGTTAAAATTGTATTTGCATTTTTACCCATAAAAATACCTCCTAATTTATTCTTTTACGGCTTGTGTGCCAAAATAAAAAGCGATAACTACAGAAAAAATAGTTAAAAATTGATCTGCAGTAATCTGATCAGTGATACACATGCATCCGAAAATAATAGTTAAAAAAATTGTTACAATACTTTTAACACTTAATAATTTAGATAATCTTTCTTTCATTAATTTTCATCCTCCTCAATTTCTTTATCCGGTAGTTTCATAAACTCCTCATAGTGTTGATCCATTACTCCATTTTTACCTAAAACATGATAACGCTTATACATATTCTCATAATTGTTTTTTACCCAGATAGGAGCATACCCTTTTTTATTATGATACTTTTCATACTGCTCATACAAGCGATCTCTTAACAGCGCTTGTACCCCGTAACATATAGCCTGTGTTTTAGCATCATTTGCTTTTAATTTATTATTAAGATATTGAAATATTGTGAGTAATAATCCTGATCCTAACAATAAATTGATCCAGTTAGATGTAGTCATTTAATACTTCCCTTCTTTTTTAACCCTCTAATTTGCTAACTCTATCAGTTAATTCTTTCAATTGCTTTTTAATTGCTGATAAATCAGTATCAAGTGCTGTAATGCTTTTAGTATTATCAATTACTTGATCTTTTAATGTATCAACTATACCAGACATAGCATTTACATCTTGTGATATAATCGAATAATCCGATAACGCTTTATTAGCATTACTATTTGCTTGAGTTGCTATTTTATCAATACTAGATACAGATGTACGTATAGATGTGATTGATGATATATTACTCTTTGTCTTAGCAGTGCTATCTGTAAAAGATGAATAAGTATATCCTAAAGTGACAGTATCATTATCAGGTTTTAACAGATCAATAGTCTGTTTATTGCATAATAATGTAGCGCTGAAATCATGTGGTGTAGAAGATACTGGTATATATTGATTAATCTTCAATGGTTTAATAGATGGATCCAATAGGTGTAAATCAAGTGCTGATAACTCTAAAGTAATATTTTGCTTAATTAATTCTTTTAATTTAGCAGTCGCTTTAGTCTTCAGATTATTAGCATCTGTTACATCATCCCATTTTTCAACTTTTACAATTCTTCCATATTTTTTAATTGCTTCAGCATCTTCAATATAATCTTTACCGTTATTTACACTAGATATAGTTAATATAGAATCATCAGTTGATTTACCCAAAGGTATAATTACTGTGGCTAGATCATCACCCTTAACTGTTTTTGTATAATTTCTTAAGTTTGAGCCAAATTCAATTTTTTGAGTTGATACTTCTGTAAAATCTGCTAAATAATTGATTGTAGGTATATCTTCTGTACCATCTGCACCATGAGTAATATAAAAGTAACCTTTCGTACTGTCTTCTATTAGACGGCTAAATAGATTACTATATACATCCTCATAATCTGTATTACTTCTTGCTATGTAATTATTGGCATCAGTTACAGTTACTGTACCTATTTTAAATTTTTTGAAATCATCAACCTGTGAATTATGATCATTAATAAACTTATTAAATAATTCTTGTGGTTTACCATTGAAAATAAATGGTTTAACTATAGAATCGTGAAAAAAGCCTAATTCACCTTCACATGTAATCACTTTATTATTGTAATAATCAGTAGTATCATTTAATACTCTACCCCTAAACACAATCACATTATCTTTTAATACTTTGATAATAGTTTTCTTTTTGACAAATTGATCATAATAAAAGTGATCAGGATAAATAGAAAAAGTAAAAGATCCACTCTTATTGGTTTCTAAAGTAATGGATCCTTTCGCTATTTTAAAATCTTCTAATCCCCCATCATAAATTAAAGTACTGTCTGCATAGATCTTATACATTAGACATACCCCTCAATGTACTCAAGCGTTACGGATCCTTTACCAGTAATTTCGATAATGTTATTACCTGGATAAAATTTTAAATCATATACCTTATATGATCCAGTGCTTAATGATACTGTTCCATCTTTGAAAATCATTTCTACAGATCCTTCTACAGTTATAGATGGTGTAATAATTTTTGAACCGTTGTTAATAATGATCATTGTTTTAGGTTTTGAATTAGAAACTGTAAACTTTCTAATAGTAATATCATTTGCATATCGGTACGGCTCGCAGGCAGCTTCTACTGTGATAGTTGCATATGATAAATTATTAGTTTCTTCAGTGATTCTAATTCTACCTATTAAATGATGTTCTAGATCATCAGGTTCTATGATTTCAAGTTTTCTACCATGTATACAGTTTCTGATAGTGTTTAATAACTCTGCTCTATCAGATCTTTTACCTTCATCTGTTAAAAATGTAGCCTTAAAGGTTCTATCTTTATAAACAATGCCATTAGATAAACTTTCTGATAAATCAATTGAGCCATCCACCCCATCAATATCAACTAAATACGTTTTCGGTTCTGGAGGTGTTAACTCCAAATCTGTTAAAATAAGATTCCAATCTAGTGTATTGTAATCTCCAAAAATACAATAACGTTCCATTTATTACACTCCTCTAGCACTCAATAACTGCTTATCTGCTAATTCTGCATCAATCTTATCAATTGTTTCCCCGACCAAAACCCCAGTATCAAGTACAATCTGTGATTTTCTATTCATGTTAGCAAATCCAATAGATACAATAGTTTCTAATCTGTCTAGTCTATTAGTCATATCACTATTATCTACTGCAGTCTGTACATACTTCATTAATTCTGTAATAGGCGCTACAGCTTCTGCTCCTGCTTCTCCTACTCCTTGTAATCCGTAAGGAGTATTAAAAATAGTTGGTTTATCAAAAATAGCACCCATTTTATTCCACTTCACATCAAAAGAAGGTAACTTACCCATTCCGCCAATCCCAAAAGGTGGTTTACCACCACTGACACTAATGCGTGGTAATGATATAGGTAATTTAGGTTTGATACCATTAAAAATACCTTTTACTGTATTTCTAATTCTATTAACAATACCTGTAATAGTTTTCCAGGCGCTTTGAATAGGATTAATAATAACTGCTTTTATACCGCTCCACACTGTAGTAGTTACGGCTTTAATCGCATGCCATACTGTAGTGATGGTATTTTTAATACCGTTAACTGTTGATGATACAATAGATTTAAGGGCAGTTATAGGATGTGTTACTGCCATCTTGATACCATTCCACGTGTTAGCCGTTGCATTTTTAATAGTACTCCATACAGTTGTTACAACTCTTCCGATTGCTGAAAATATAGTACCTACAACACTACCAATACCACCTAGCACTGAACCTATAACACTAGCAACTCCGGTAATTATACTAGTAACTGTACTAGCAAATGCCACGAAAGCACTAGGAATAGTACCAGTAAAGAATCCTACTAAAGCACTTACTACAGAACTTACTACGCTTTTAATTGCATTGAATGCAGTGTTTACTATATTTCTAAACGTTTCACAATGATTATATGCATAGATTAAAGCTGATACTAAAGCCGTTATAGCAATAATAATAACTCCTAAAGGATTTTCACTTGCGATAGCACCAATTAATTTAAAAGCACCTCCAATAGCAGTGATTGCACTTACTATCATTGGTGCTAATGTCATAATCGTTCCTATTGCTGATATGACTTTACCAACAATTATTAATACTGGTGCTAATGCCGTAACTAAACCTAATATAACAAGTATTACCTGTTGTACTCCAGGTGATAGCCCTGTAAACCATTTAGTAAGGTTCTTGATAGCATTACAAATAGAATTAATAACAGGAGTTAATGATACTAATGCTGTTTGACCTAAAGAGATACCAGCGTTCTTTAACTGATTGATTGCTTTCTTTGTTTTTGCGGATGATGTATCTAATTTCTTCATTGCTTCTGCTGTAGCACCAGTAGATTTATTCATCCCATCAACGGCACTATTAAATGAATCAACCCCATCAGATAATAATGTTAATCCGGCTTTGCCTGCTTCAGAAGATGACCATAAATCATTAAAATTAGTGCCTGTTTCATTTGCATAATCCTTTAGGATTTGTAATACATCACCTAAAGATTTACCATCTTTCATTAAATCCTGGAATGATTTACCAGTCTTTTGTTTTAATGCAGTAGATACTTTAGTACCGCCTTTACCCAGTTCGTTCAACATACTATTCATGTATGTAGTTGATTCTGCAGTAGCGATACCTTTAGCAGTCATAATAGAATATCCAGCGCATAACTGATCTAATCCCACATTCATACTGTGAGCAGTTGGAATAACTTTACCCATCGTACTAGATAATTCAGCTACAGTAGTTTTACCTTTATTCTGTGTTTGAATAAGCATATCAGATACTTTACCAACTTCACTAGATTTCAAGCCATAGGCATTCATGATAGTTGTTAATACATCAATTGCTGATCCTGTTTCAGTAAATCCGGCTTTTGCTAAACTAGTTGCATTTTTAACAAATGATACAGCATTAGCAGTATCTTGACCTGCTGAAATAGCATCATAAGTTGCATTAGCAATTGCATCAGCGCTAGTACCAGTTTGATCACTCAAATGCATAATTTCTTTAGATAATGAACCCATTGATTTTTTAGAAGTATCTGCAATAGTATGAACCTTAGCAAGTGAATCCTCATATTTAGATGCTGAAAAAACAGAACCGCCTAAAACAGCACCAGTAATAGTACTTAATCCCGATAATTTTTTTCCAGTGTCTTCAACTTTCGAACCTACTTTCTGCATTTCAGCGCCGTATGCGCTAATCTGCTGAACTCCTACAGAACCAAATTTTTTATTTTCATTTTCTAGATTTCTTAATTTGTTTTCTGTGTTGGCGATTTCTCTTTGTAAGTTTCTATATTCATCTTCAGACATTTTAATTTCTTTAGCATCAACTTTCTTTTGAGTTTCTACTAATGCATCAAGTTTCTTTTTTGTCTGTTCAATTGATGATTTTAAAAGATCCTGTTTCTGTTTCAAAAGATTTACATTTTTAGGATCATACTTTAATAATGTATTTACACCTTTTAATTCTTTCTGTAAGGCATTACTTTTGGTAGTTGCATCAGATAATGCTTTTCCTAATTGTGTAGTATCACCACCGATTTTTACAACAATACCCTTGATTCCTCCAGCCATAATTAACCCTCCTTTCTATTAAATTTTCTTCTTAATTCTTGTCTATCTGGTTCAGTCTGTTCTAATCTCCATGCTTTATTTAAATATTCTTCGCCTTTATCAGTCATTGACATCTTATATATAAAGGCATCTCGTCTATAAATTAGATAATCAATATAATCTAACTGTTGTACTTGTAAAATATTTAAACCTGTATACTCACAGACTAAACGATCCCATGCTGTGTATGTCTCATAATCATTACCCTTACTATCCTCAATCGGATAATAAGGTATCATTAGTTTTTTGAGTTAGTGATACTATTTACATAGTCAACATAGTTTTTAAAAAAGATAATGATATCTTCATAATCTAATAGTTCTTCTACTTGTTTCTTACTAATCGTGATACCGTTTTTATTTCTATTTAAGATTTTGGTACAGACTTCGTACAATTCATTTAAAATAAATTCACTTTCTTCAGTATCTTCAGTTTCTTCTTTTGATAACTCAACCATTGCTTTATTTAAAGTCATTAATTCATCTGATAACGCTTTATTAGGTGTACTAATCATTAAAGTTGTATGTTTATCATCTGCTAAAGTAAGAAACATGTATGTTTTCTTAATCTTGTTAAAATTTAATGCTTTTGCCATTATTCAACCTCCTGATAAAAGAAAAATGAGAAGGATTTAACCCTCTCATTATTTTTCACTTGTAGTAACTGTAGTAGTTACTTGTTCTGTGTATTCAATTAATGTGCCCTCAGTATCCATCGGTAAACATTTAAATTCAGCATCAATTACTGTTTCTTTATCTTTAGCAAAAGCCATTGATAGATCGCCCTGATTTACAGCTCTAATTACAATCCATACGTCACCATCAATCTTATCTTCATGATGGAAGCATAATGCGTAACTCTTTCTATTGTAGTTTCCAGTGCCACCGATTTTTACAGTTCTAAATCCTGGTTTTGATTTATCATCAATAACTCTAGCTGTAGAAATTAATTTAACTAGTGTCTTGCCGTTCCATGTTAAAATACCAGATTTTAAAGTTACATCTTCTGCTGTAAGAAGTACTTTTACAACTTTACCAGTATCATCTTTTACTTCATACCACGTACCTTTATATTCTAGAGTTGCACCGCCTAGAATGCGGCCTAACAGATCAGTTTCTTCTTTAAAATCTGAATACTTTGGCATAGTAGTACCATCGTACTCTTTAAACATTAAATTACCAGAACCTAATGTAATGACTTCAGCATCTCTATTTTTCTTTTCTGCCATTCTTTTTGTCCTCTCTTTATTTTTCTATGAAATCAAAAGTATAAATAACTTGATATAACTGTTCTTCATTGATCCAGTATCTACTTTCTTTTTCAAAATTAATACCAAATGTATCAAAAGTTTTTTCGATATTGTTTTCTGCTTCTTGATCAGGAACATAAGAATATAACTCTATCGTATATTCGTGTTCTGTGATTAGATTTAAATCATCGGATCCTCTTCTTGCGATATGATCTAAATAAACTGCATATGTAGTTTTAGGAGGTTTTAAAAATCTAGATTCTTTAAAAGTCTTACCTTCTTCAAATCCAGCCGTTGTTAATATTTCTTTAACCATTTTTACAAATCTCCTCCACTGCTTTAATGTAACTATCAATAATTGGATCAGTCGCATTCTTGATAAAATGGAATGCTTTAGTTCTACCGCCGTTTCTAGTCGCATGTCCATTTTCTAGTAAATGCGATAAACGATATTCTGAACCTTTTACATACCACGCATATTCGATACCTAGCGAATTTTCCCATATTTTTTTAGAAGATATCGCACGCTTATATTTACCTCTACGTTTTGGCGCTGTTTCTTTAGTATCTTTTACCAATTGATCCATTGCTTTCTTTGCTTCTCTTTTTGTACCATCAATAACAAATTTATTGTAGTTTTCTAGCATACCATGAACTTCTGAACTTAAGTTTTCTATTTTAATTACTTTACTAATAAGAAGTACCTAATAGTTTGACTGTTTTATGCATGAGCATATAATCGTCATAATCTTCAATGTTAAAAGGTACATCCATGTACATAATTCTAAAAGTCTGCAAATTGTAAGAAATATCTTCTAATTTAGAAAAATATCTAATTTCAAAAATTAGATTTCTTTTAGCTTGAATTGCTCCGGCATTAAGATATTCATTGTCAGTTTTAGATTTATTAATACACGCATGTACCTTATACACATCTTCCCATTGTTCAGTTAGTTCATTAATTTTTTGAATTGTGATAGGTCTATCAAATGTTTTCATCATTGGATTCTCTTCTTAATTCCATTTTCAATTGCATAGATAAATCATCTACAATCTTTCTTGTGGTATTCGACACTGCACCAGATAATCCTCTATTATCATATAGATCAGATATGATAATTAAGGCTAATTCTTTCGCACGGGGATCAGTGGTAGGATAATCAACACCTATTGATCCTTTTAAATAATAATCTGCAGTTTTAATTAAACGTTTTAAATTCGTTTCAATCATTTCATCGCTATAATCAATACCTAAATAAGTTAAAACTTCTGATACACTGACAGGCATAATATTCATAAAATCACCTGCTATCTATTTAAAATTGCATCTATAATAGTAGCTTTTACGGAATTACTATTTAAACCCTCGATACCTGGTAACTCACTAGCGAGCTGGAGTAACTGGTGTTTAGTCATCCCAGTTAACTCTTCTTCGCTATAAGTATGTTCCGTTTCTTTTGTTTCTGTAGGTTCATCAACTACTTCTTTAGTAGCATCATCTACATCAGCATCGAGGGTTTCTACCCCCCCACAGCAGGAGTAATATAACCATTAATAAATGCTTCTGAATCACGCACTGTTACATCTTCACGTTCTAATGCTCTATAAAGAGTTAAGTCTTCTTCAAATGCATTTAATTCACCGACCTGTGCAGTATCAGATAATTTAATAGTCATATGCTGTCTATCCCAGTAAATAATACCTTCTTTTAAATCACCAATAATAAAAGGGATCTTATTTTCTGTAGTTGGTAAATCAGACTTTGGATATACAACTAAAGGTACTGTAGTTGCTCCTGCTTGTAATGTATAGCTCATTGTATCGTTAGGCATTGGTGATAATAAATCACGTCCAGTAGTATCTTTTAAATGATCTAAGTAATCTAAGCCATCTTCATTTGTATAAACCTTAGATGTAGGTTTAAAAGTCATTCCTAACGTTGTATTTAATGCTGTCTTGATACCGTCTAGATTCTTTAAATCAGTTGCATCTTTTGTTTTAATCTGCCCCATAATCAAATTATTAGCAGTCACACGGGAATCGTCACCAATCCATTCTACTAACACCTGTCCTAAATTATTATCAGAATCTGCTAGTACTTCGTTAGTTACAGGATAATATCCTCCGTATTTATCGATTTTATAAGTAATTCTTTCAAACTGTGGAGTATCCTTAGCAGTAACTTTACCTCCTTCACCAACTTTTTTAAATCCTGTCTGCTGGGAACGCTTTTTATAAGTTCTTTCACCTTCATTAGTTGATACATTAACTACAGTTACTTCATTTAAGAAAGTTGCTTTTGATGTTCTATATTCATCGATCTTTGTTAAAACATCCTTTGGTACTGTATACCCACCTTCAGCCGGTGTAGTTTCATTTAGATTTTTATTTACTCTAAATCCTTTTTTAGCATCAGCACCAAACTTTTCAATTCCTGTCTTTTTAGAATCTTTATCTGGATTTTTAGCATGATCAATAACGGGATCAGTTGCTGAATTAGCACTATTTGCTTTTTCTAAATCAAAAGCACGTTTCTTTAAATCAAATTCTTTCTGTAATTCATCCACTTCATCCATTAATGCTGTGGCTTTAGTTAAATCTTTGTTTTCTCCATCTAAGAAGCCTTTTGCTTCTGCTGTCTTAGACTGGATCTTAACTAATAATTCTCTTAATTCTTTATTCATTTCTAATCCTCTCTTTCATTTTGAGTATTAAAAAAGGACTCTGCATTTCTTAATCTCTGATTAAGTAAACGAGTGTCCATTTTTACAGTTTCTTCATTTTTTTTGTTTTCATCTTCTACAAAATCTTCAGGTGCTTCAATTGGTTTTTTAAATCCAATGGACTTGTGCGTACCTGCTCTAGGTTGCGCCGGAACGGCTACAAAAGATAATTCATAGGCTTCTTTAGCACCATGAAGCACCATTTTACATGTCTTTTTTGCAGATTTACCAGTATTAGAATCAGTTACATCATAGGATCTACCTGGCCAATGTCTACAGAAATCTTTCATGTTATCAGTTCCACAAATATTACATACCATTTTTTCTGGTACAGTAGATGTAGATACTTCTTTCTTGATGCCTCCAGCGATTTCTGCAATAAGATCTTTATTTGATTCTGTCTTAATCATATACATTTTAGCGATCAATTCAGTATGTAACTCATTTAAATCTGTAGTCTTATTTGCATCTTGAATTAATTCAGTATCAAAAACTCTAGCCATTTGATTATCAGTCATACGTTTATGATCTTTAAGCATTGTTTTGCCCGGATATAATTTTTTTAAATCCTGTAATGCTTTCAAATCAAAAGGCATACTATTTCTATCATCTTGTTCGTTATCTGCAATTACTGCTTTAAAGATAAATACATCATCTGCAGTAACAGGAGTTAGAGTATACTTATTAATCTTTTTTAAATCACTATCTGTAATTGCTAAAGGTGCTACACTAGCAGTTTTAATAGCAACACCAGCAATAGCATCTGGATCATTGTAATCTTCTAAAATATTCTTATCTGCCATAGTTTAACCTCCTTCCTTTGGATCTTTTTTTGTTTTTTCTTTTTGAGTATATTGAGAACCAGTTAACTCAACTGGTATACTCGCTCCGTTACCTAATAATTTATTACCACCTGGTTTAGCCTCTAAATCTAGCATGGCTCTAGCTTCATTAGGTGTGTAAATAAAATTAGCAACTCCGGTACTTAATGTATTAATTTGTGTTGCTAAGTCAGCTCTTAAAATAACTGATACATTAAATTTAAAATGATATCCTTTATCGACATCATCACGTGATAATAATTTGTATGTTAATTCTTCTTCATACTGCTTAATGATGTAAAGTAAGGTATCTACATAGAAACTTAGCTGTTGTGCTTCGGCGCTTGCATAACTTGATTTAGTGTAATCACCTATCTGATAAGGTTTAATACCAAAAGCGCTAGCAATCTGTAATGCTGTATACTGTTTAATTTCTATAAATTGACTATCAGCCAATTTTAGATTTAAAGGTGTTAAATTGAAACCTAAAGGAATAGGTATGATATTTTCAATACCTTCATCTCTTAATTTTCCTTTGCCGTATGCTTCAGTCATTTTGACTAATTCTTTTACATTTGCATCGTTTAAAGATCCAGTATAATTAAGTACTGCTTTTGCAGTAAAGCCACTGTCATATAGTTTGTTTAACATTGACTGTGATTTACTAGCCCCGTTGATAGTCATTTCTAATTGTTCTGATACAGAAACACCCACAATACCATCTAAAGTATTGCTAGATTTAAAATGTAAAATTTCTTCTGATCCAAAGCGATAGTTAGAACCTCCAGCGCTGTATAAATAATAAATGTCAGGTTGATCTGCTAAAATCTTAGCATCATCATACCAGACAGTTACATCAGAACTAGGCAGTATCCATAATGTGGTATCTGCTCCAGCGCCTTTTATCCATACATAAGCATTGCCATAGTGATTCCTATTATATTCTACGGTACTCCAAAATGTGGATGCCGTCATATACGGATTAGGTCTGTCGTGTAGAACATAATAAAGTGGATGATTTCTAGCAGTTTCAACACCTTGATTTTCATTGTATCTAAGCAATTTCAAAGGTAATTTACCAATTGCTTCACTTAAAACCTTCATGCAATTAAAATAAGTTGCTTCCGATAATTCGTTAACTTCATCACGATCAATACCTAGAAACTGATACAGATTATTTAATTCTATTGTTCTGCGAGTGTTCGCTCGTTTTGTAAGCCATCTTCTAAAAAATCTGTTTATCTTCACATTGGATTAACTCCTTACTTTTCTTCTGCGAGATCTTCACGACCTCGTTTAATTAATTCCTGTTTTACTTTTTCTTTCATCGGTTTTCCAAATAGTTTGATTGGTACATCATCAATAGTCTTTTCACCCTTGATAATTAACTCTGTATAAATATTAATCATACTATGCACCTACACTTTCACATAATTCTACTAAAGCTAACTGTAATTCAGTGATACTGTTTTCAGCATCTGCTAATTTTTCTGTATCTGACTTTTCGACAGGTGCAACATAATCCATGTAATTCATTGGATTTTTCTTAATCATATCTTCTGTAATATCAGATGGATTGATTGTGAACTGATTAAATTCATGTTCATACAAAATGCTTCCTGTTTCTTCATCTAATACATCTCTGATGTAGTTGTAAATGAAAATATCAGCACGAATTGGGTTGACTCTGAAATATCTGTACTGTGGCTGTTTCTGTGTAAATAATGCCTTTGTTCTCATTTTTAATCACCTTTCTAGCGTTCTCAAAAATACGCTCACACTTATGTTTTTTCTTATATTTTAAACTGTCGGAGTTATCAAAATAACCTTTGTAAGCCATAATGGATTTAGCGTCCTTTGCTGACATAATCGTATCTGGATTACGATATTTACATATCATCTTATTCGCACGTTTAAAAATTCTTTTTCTGATCGTGGTTTTATCTGTGTAAATCCTATAGCCCATCATGTCTATTGGACGGCTGTCTAATATAAATAACTGCTCATTACTCTTAATTCTTAGTCCTAATTGCGTACATAGATAGTTATTTAATGCTTTAATGCATAATTTAAGGTCCTTTTTAGACGAACCGAAAATAACAACGTCATCCATGTAGAATAATAGATGACTCACCAATCTAACACGTTTAACAGTGCCATCTCTTTTCTTTCTTATCTTAAAGCACTGCTCACTTAGATGATGATATGCGTATGACAGATAATAATTAGCTAGCGATTTAGACAAATAAGAACCAATACACAATCCTGTGTCATAAGTATTAATTAATGTAAAAAGGATATAAATAACTGTATCGTTCTTTATATCCCTTCTAAGTAATTCTTTTAATTTGTCATGCGGTACTGATGGATAAAACTTCTTAACATCACCCTTCCAAACCCACTTACATGATTTAGGATTCTTCCTAATCCATTTCTCTATTGCCTTCTTTCCGTAAATCTGACCTCGACCTTTTATACTTGCGCATTGATACGTACCTATCTTGTTAAGAAACATAGTTTTACAAGCCTTAACAGCTATATAGTCATACACCTGCTGCTTGACGCTTGCTAAACCTATTTTTCTAACCTTACCACTGCTCGCATCAACCCTAGATTGATATATGATAGGTTTTAACTTGATAGACTGTGTATCTATCTCATTATAAATAGATACTGCAATATCATGGATTAGGTTACTGAATGATGGCTTAAAGTCATTATGACTCATAATGTAGTCATGCAAATAATGCGCTAAATCATGACGATTTAACCCACGATCTCTACCAAAAGAAATAAGATAATCAGAAAGAAAATAAGCCACATCTAGACGTTTCCAGCGCTTTTTGGAATTTCCACGACTGTTTAAACAGTCATATATTGCACTTTCGACAAAGTCAACTGTTAACTTAAAATCTTTTAGATATCTCTTCACTTTTTGATAACTCCTTGAAAAAAGGTTTTCTCAACCTTGAATAAACTCTCTGATGAAATGCGCCGTTCGAATTAACTACTAGACACATGTGTTTCACACCCTATTTTTAGCAAAAGCTAAAGACCTCTTTTAGAGGTGTTCTACTTAGATACGACTTCTAAATGTTTTAAAAAAAAATAAATCAGATTGGCGAGCGAGGATGTTCCAGTTAGCATTGTCAAGCCAATTGTTACCATTGCAATAGGTAAGTCCAGCATTAGAACCATAGTTCAAATTGCCAAACGAAAAGAAACACCCCACATTTTTAGAAGCCCTTATTAAATTTTAAATCGCTGAGGGGAGATCCCCTCTTGGCTACTGCGTAGCCAATTCACCCCCGACACAATTTATTGAGAGGCGAGCGAGGACGCCCCAGTTAGCATGGCCAAGCCAAACGTCACCATGGCAAAAGGCAAGTCCAGCACCAGAACCACAGTGCAAATGGCCAAACGAAAAGAACTCACGAGTTCCACTCGTGGTGCCATCAAAATAGATAGCATCGCCAAAACCTGTGGCGCTAGATGACCCATCTTGACCGCTCGCAGTCTGTACGAAAGCACCGTTTTCTGTATCAATCTTGATTTCAGTGACATAGTTCCACTGGCTATTTTTTGATACACGCATCTGATTAGATAACTTTTTATAAGTAGCTTTCGCTGTATCGGTATTGGTAGTCAATTTAGTTGCGTCATTAGTAATGTATACATCTCTAGTTGTCGGACTAACAATATCCATAAACGCATTGCTGAAAACCTCATAGCCTCCGACCATTAACTCAATGCCTTGCCAAACCATGGCATAACGCCCATTTGTTAAACCGCTGACATCTTCGCATGGACAGCCACATCTATCTAATACGTCATCGCTAAAGCCACTACGCCAATGCATTGATAAAATGTATATCTCACTTGAGACTGTATCGCTTAACTGCACAGGCATTGTATTAAATGGTTCTTCGATATCTAGATAGATTGCTACGTTATTATCGTCTAAAGGTTCTTTTTTTAAGACTTTTACATCATTGGCGTATTTATGTGGTTCTGAATACGTTCTGTCAAGCGTTGATGTACCATCATTGTTTAGATGCTTATATCCGACAGATACACCACAACCGATTGGATAGTTATCTGCATCAGTTTTTTTGACAGGAAAATAAGTGTGTTTTTCAGCGCTCTGAATAGATGCGACAGGTTCGCCCCAACATGATGTACAGCCCCATATTTTTGCTTTTGGTACAGTCGTACCAATCATAATCCATTGAGTGATTAAAATATACTTGTAATCACATACTAAGCCGCCACTATAGAAAATACCTTTTTTCTTACAATACTCAATCAAACCGTTGTAAGAATTATTTACGCTCATAACTTTTTCATTCGGATTGACACAATAACGTGCAGGCGCCATGCCTTTTGTAGAATAAGGCACTCCGTCAATAAAAGATGTAGGATATTTAGCATATAATGCGAATGGCTGTGTTGTGCCATCCCTATTAATGCATTCTCTAGCGATTGTATAGCCCTCTCGTTGTGTATCGGTAATTGAATAATACCAATACTGATCATCTGCCCAAGTTTTTTCAAAATAAGACATCTGCATTACGAATACATCTGTTTTTCCCGTGTCCTCGAAATTCTTATCGCCTTTAATTGCTGTAACGTGACGTACGCCGTCATTGTCAACATAGGCATTTACATCAAAAGTCCTGAACAAAGGAATATCTCTATAATCGTTTCGACCTCTGATAGTCTTGGTAGAAGGTTCGAAAACTAAATCCTTATTATCATCTAGTTTTTCGCCTATTGGATTATGTGAAGTTGCCCAAAGAGGAAATTTAATTGTATAAACACGTCCATTTCTTTGTAATGCAAAAGCATTCTCGAAAAACTGATGTGAGTACTTTTCTCTTTCAGATTCAACTGCATCTTCTAGAGTTTTTAAAGCCGCATTAGTCTTATTGGCTCTGTCAGTATCTGCTGTAGCTCTTAGAGACTCTGCATCAACTCTAGACTGTTCAGCATTTACTCTATTAGTTTCAGCTTCACTTCTTGAGTGTTCTGCATTGGCTCTATTGGCTTCAGCATTAACACGCTGACTTTCTACAGATACCCTTGACTTTTCAGCAGTTACACGTGCAGTTTCTGCATTTTTTCGTGCGTTTTCTTCTGACACTCTAGTTCTTTCTGCTGACTGTCTAGTTGATTCTTCATTACTTCTAGACTGTTCAGATTGTTTTCTAAGAGCTTCAGACTTCACACGTTCATTTTCTGCTGACACTCTAAGATTTTCAGCATTGACATGTGATTTTTCAGTTTCGATACGTTTATTTTCTGCATTAACTCTAGCGGTTTCTGACTGACCTCTAAGCGTTTCAGATTTAACACGTGTCTTTTCAGCCTCAATTCTTGCTGTTTCTGCCTGCTTTCTAGTGTTTTCATTATCAACCCTAACAGTTTCAGCATCATCACGTGATTGTTCGGATTGCTTTCTTCCAGTCTCTGCATTAACTCGTAACACTTCAGCTTGCTTTCTCAATGACTCATTTATCTGTCTAGCTGCTTCATTATTTTCTAGTTCTGCTTTAAAGTCGAATAATTCATCGTAAATAATTTTAATATTAGGATCTATCTCAATATTTTCGATTGCTTCAGCATTAATATTATTAGCATTTACTGTAGCTGTAATAGCATCAGAAATACTAATGTGTTCACCTTCTTGTGCACGTAAATCGATTGTTTTAGTATCTAAATTTACTTCTGACGATTTGCAAAGCGTATATAAGTACCACGTACCGGGAATACTTGTAATACTTGATCCGATAACTAATTTATTTTTAGTTAAAGGTAATACTCTTGTGATACATTCTTTCGTATCTTTTTTATAAGTACGTGCTACTACGTATTTGTATAATTTTGTGAAATTTTCTGGAAAAGTAAATTGAATTTCTTCATCTAAATTTTCCCATTGATTTCCCACAACAATATTATCAGGTGATGGTGTACCCCATGCATCTATGATAATTTTAATCATTAATTATCCTCCTTTTTATTAGTTCTATTCCAACCCATTGCATTTAAATATGCATCTAGGCTTTCATTTACATCTATAGTTTCAATTTGTCTATTTTTCAATAAAACAGCATGTGCATCAACGCAAGCATCAACTGGATCAATACGTTTAAATTTTTGGCCCGGTTTTTTATCTACCTTGATTTCATCAAATGAATTTCTTACGATTGAAGCATTTAAAAAACTCCACGTTAGGAGTTCGTTATTTTTGTTATATTCAATGTTGTTACTTTTAACTAATAATCGTAAGTCATCTGTAGGATCATTTAAAGACTTACAAGACTGTGTAACAATAATGACAGGACATCCAAATGCTTCTAAATCAGATAAAATACCGTCAGCATTATGTGGATCAATACCAATACCAGTAAATGTTAGGTTGTATTCTTCTTTCAATTTCTTTAGTTCCTGGATGATAAACTTGTAATCATTTTTAAAATCATTTTTACCGCCTGTTACAGTTATAAGTTCCATTTGTTCCCATAAATCGTAAGGTGCTAAGTCTGTTTCAATATGTTCTTCAAGTCTACCTCTAGGCATAAACGAATGTGAATAGAAATAATATTTATCATTTTCTTGTGGAAATTCTAACGAGAACGTTGTTAAATCTCCACCACTTGATAAATCCAATCCTACATAGCATGATTTATTTTTGAAATCTTCTAAAGTCCTATCACTTGCACATTCAGCCCATTTATCTGCTCTAATAAACTGATCGTCAGTGTTTTGAACCCACATGTTCAAAACTTTTGTTAGAAAGTCTCTTAAATCAGATCCTCCCATATCTTTAGCGGTTTGAGCATCTGTTTTTAAGATTTCTAATTTTTCTTCGTTACCGGGCGCACAAATAAAAGGATTGGCTTTACCCCAGTTATTGGGATCCCAAATATCATCACCTTCATCAAGTGCGTAAATGTCTACAAAAAAGTCTTCTGCAGTTGCTTGACCTCTTAAGATTTTAACAGCATAATCATCCATTTCTTTACAAAACGAATTAAGATTATCACCTCTTGTAGTGATCATACTAACTAGCGTTTCATCTAATGATCTTGTACCATTATACAGGGCTTTATATACTTTATTATCCTTATGTTGGTGTAATTCATCAACAGAAGCGAATATAGATCTAAAGCCATCTTCTAAACCACCTTCACGTGATAATGCTTCTATCGTACATTTAGAATTTAAAGATGTAATAGTACTTTTATAATCTTGTACTTTAAAATATTCATTGAGATCAGGATCAATTGTTATAAATTTCTCCATTTCTTCCCAAGCTAATCGCGCCTGTCTTTTTTTTGTTGCTACGGTAAAAAGTTTACCATATCGATAGCCACCAAAACCGGCAATGTATGTACCCATAATACCATTTTCAAATGTTTTACCATTTTGTCGGGCCATGCATTTGTAGCTTCTTCTAAATCTTCGTTTATTGTTAGAGCATTTACACCATCCGAATCTACACCCTAAATCAAATGCTTGACTATCTAATAATTTAACTTGCTTAGGCTTGGCACCTTCTGCAATAGTCAATGTTTCAGCATACGATAATATTTTATTAGCTTTCTTGACATTCCAGTAGTACGGAAAATCATCAGTATTCTGTCTTGCCAAATCATTCAAATGCCTTTGACATGCTAGTTTATGTAATTCACCAACGTTTTTTACTCTTCCAGAAACTACCTGTTTAGCATATTGAGTAACTCTATCTTTTAATTTTTTACTCATTCATCTTCATCTACTTCAAATTTCTTAAACTTGTTTTCTTTTGGTGTTTCTTGATTTATTTCAGGCACTACCAGTTTACAGCGACTTGAAATAGATAAGCCTAAATCATTTGCTGATGATCTACATTGTTTAAAGTATCTTTCTTGGATCTTACTCCATGCTTCAAATTTTAAAGGATCTTCTTTATTTTCTTTTTTTCGCATTTGCTTTACAGCATTGATATAAAAACCATTGGCGGTAATGTATCTGCCCAATGCATCAACATCAGTTTCACCTAATATTTTTAATTTTTTTAACTGTTCAGCAATTGTATAAAATTCTTTCTTTTGTTTACTTGATAAGTAAGAAGGAGCGATAATATCATCTGTAATCGGTTTGATTTCTTGTTTAGTTCTTTCTTCTATTTCTGCTTTTGTTAAGTGCTTAGCGCCTCTTGCTTTAACTAACTCAATCGGTAATCGACTAGGCATATTATCGCCTCCTTTCTTAATAATTTAAGCGTATGAATATATAAACGTACCACATACGTACGCATCAGATACGTTTTCTTTTAAACTGGTGATAGTCCAGTGATTAGCGGTTATATCGCTAGTCTTCGGATAAAATCTAATCGCTAAAACACCACCAGGAAACATGGCAGGAATAAATACATTTTTATTGGGGCTTTTATCACTGGGAAAACCTTCCCACATGTACCCCATGGTGTTTCCACCAATCATATTTGTAACTCGTCCATCCCAATTTAATTCAACTAATTTCAATGCTTCATTAAAACGATATTTTAATGTGATACCACAGGCGTTTACTCCGCAACTAATCCATTTGCTCCATGGTGGCACTGTGTCAGCGTCTGTAACAATAGCATATTTTAAATTTTTCCACGGAGTGGATCCATCGCCCATTTTCATACGAACCTGTCCACTGCCTACACCACCATCTGGAATTTCAAAACCTATTTCACGTTCACCTAATACCGTATTTGCACGTTCCCACTGCGCTTTAGTTCCTGCGCGTGGCCTAATCTTATAAAAACTCATTTCTTTTTAATCCTCCTTAAGATGGATATCCACCATTGCAGTCATCAAGATAACTAGCCGTAAAAGGATCTCCACCATCCATATCATGAATTTCATTATTTAAAGATGCAATCGCATCTAAACACTGATTTTTAGCATTGATGGCATCTTGAATAGAAGGGTCCACTTTCTTATTCCATTGTTCTGCTAATATCTTCATTTCGGAATAGTCAGCCATGATTTGATTATAAATATTCGGTGTCGGTTCTTCTGCATTGGAATACTTTTCAGTAGATGCTCCTAAGCCTACTTTATAGCGTACTGCTTCAGTAGTAATTACTTTAGTTCCAGATGTACCCATGACACCAAAATAAAAGTACCCCTTTTTTTGAAGTACTTCATGTGGTATTACACATTCATTGTTTTTTAATAAAACTTGATAGCCTTCTTTTTCATTGATATAAAAAACTGCTGTCTTACTGTAGTTATTCCAGTTTTCTGTATTAAATTCAAACTTAACAGTATCAGTTTCAACATCGCCATGATAAATACTAGGCATTTCTGTTAGTGTTAAATTCTGATCATCAATTTCAGCCTTAATAATACTCATTGGTACCTCCTAACTTTTCTATAGGGAGTTTTTGCTACAAAACACTCCCCCTGTACCGTTATCCCCTTCACAGTTGGTAGAATTTTACCCACCCCGGTATTCTAGGTATAAAATCGGTACTATTTACTAATATTTTTACGTTTTATGCACTCTTTACGCTTTTTAAATCGTTTATGTCTTTCATTGTGGCATCTAGTACATAATAGTTCTAGATTATCATAGTCTAATCGCGTCTCCCATCCTTCAGATGTCTGTATTGCTTTCTTATGATGTACCTGTGTAGCAATATCACCACACTGTTCACAGCGATAACCTTTATCCTGCATATATCTTTCTGCAAGTGTTCGCCATTCTTTAGAATTGTAGAAACGAATATACTTAGGATCTCTTTTCTTATTGTATCTCTTATTACTTTCTTTCTTTAATTCCTGTTGTCTAGCCTCACGTTCAGCTTTAACAATAGGCTTACACTCTTTACAGTAAGTAGATCCATAAGGTATCAGCAATCCACACCTACTGCATGGTTTTAATAACATACACATCACCTTTCTTATAACCTAAAAGAACCCAATACATGCGTATTAGGTTCTTTGATAGGAAGGAGTAAAACAATATTATGACAATCTATTTCTTGTAAATTATCACAATACTATAATACACCTTTTCTATTCATTTGTAATTGACATGTTTTTGACATTTTATTGACATAATATTGACATTACTATAATGATGTTACATTCTAATCAGATAATAAATCATCTAATGATACTGCTTCTATTGCTTCTGTATACAGTCTATATACATGCCTACTTGTATATCCTTCTGTATCTGCAATAGCATTTAATGATGTACAGTCAATATAGTATGCTTCTAATACATCACAATATCTAGGATCTTCAATTTTATTGATACAGTATAAAATGTTAGATTTAATTTTTTTGCCTTTTTCATTCAGATATTTAATACTGTTTTCACATACAATTTTATCTTCTAAAAGATCATCAATAGTTACTAGAGTTCCTCCTTTTGGCTCATTAGTGAAATTAGGTGATCTAATCGCTTGTATCTTCTGATCTATGATATATAGTTTTTCTTCCAGTCTAGATATACATGATCTGTTTTTTCTATATCGGTTCAATTCTTTCTTTTTACGTTTGATTTCTTTTTCATTCATCTGTTTTCCTCCTGATGTCACAAAATCACAAAAATGTTTTCAAATTCCTTATATAATATATATTTATATGTATTTCTTTATATTTTTACTTATATATCTATATTTACTATTAACTTTATAAATAATTATGTGTTATGTGACAATGATAAAAAATATATAGAAATATCGAAAAAATTTTATTATAAATCGCAAAGCATTTTTGATATATCGAAAACTTAATGTAACACAATCCGTCACACAATAAGTCACACAATTAAATACACTGTTAGTTTTTGTTACACTTGATTTGTTTACTTATCTATAACTATTTATAGTTTTTGTGACAAAACCTAGTTTTTTGTTCCATTGTGTTACATTGTGCTACACCTTTTCAATCCCATTTCATGTATAAACTAGTAACAGGTATAGCATAGCCTAACTCTATAATACCTTCACGTATCTCCATTAGCATCTGTGTAACAATCTGTACATTTTGATAAGGCAACATTTTAATATATTTATATCCAAAATTCCATAATTCTGCTAATCCAAGATCTATATGATTTAAAACTTCATCGCATCTATAATATTCTGATGTTTTATAATCCCATTGCATTACACTTTTAAAAACTTTAGCATAATTATAAGAAGGATTCACGTTAGGATGCCCTATACATACATATTTGTTAGTGTCTTTTTCTATTACATAGAAACTTATACTATAGCTCATATTATTGCCTCCTAATTTGATAAATCTATTCTTTTGACATTCAGCCATACCAATTCGACTAAATAATTCATCATCAATACATTTACTATTCTAATTGATTTACCAGTTTTCTTGGCGCTGATAAGTTCCATATCATCATTGTATGCTTGATCATAGTATCGCATTTTTTCAGTAAAATTTTCTTTAGGATTAATAATTATTTCTGGTTCTTTGCTTCCTTCACTTTCGATTACTACCGCCATAAAAGAACAATTATATTTTAATCCTTCATCTATTATATTTTTAAATTCAGATTTCTTCATTTGTATCTACTCCTTCCACATACAATTCATGCCCCTCAAAATTAAACGTTCTATGTTTAATTTTCAAAATTCTTTGATTGGATGATCCCCTAAATGCTAGAGTTGGATTCTTCTTATCTGCTTCAAAAGCACCATCTACTAGCACATCTATGTACTTCCATAAATTATCACATCTATGATCTTTTATTAGTTCTTCAAATGTATACCCTGTATAAATCCATATTGTTTTATCAGGATAAAGATACTTCACATGAAAACATAATCTTTCAATCATCGGAATATTTTCTAATTCTAACGGTTCACCACCTAAGATAGATAAGCCATCTATATAACTATAATTCATTGCGTGCAGTATCACGTTCTGTGTTCCTAAATTATATTTCTTACCAGCGCTGAAATCCCATGCTTCAGAATTAAAACATCCTTTACAGTGTCTTCTGCATCCAGATACAAATAGACTAACTCTAACACCTGTGCCATTTGCAATGTCACACAGTTTTATATTCATATAATTCATGATATTAAGCCTCCTGTAATTTACCAAATAGTTTTTCATAGCTAGTAACGTTATTGGTTTCTTCTAAAATATTTTTTTACTTCGCCTTCAGTTATTATATCGAAAACGGCATTGTGATTATATTGTGCTACAATGTAAAATGCTCTTTTTTTAGTTTTATAAATTCTTGTACTAAGATTAACATGATCGTAGCTGTTAGCACGAACCTTTATGTCCCAATGGTGTTCAAATGTTGTAATTATTTCAGAATTTTTAGTATCATATACTTTACCTGAGCAAATAAATTTCATAGTTTAATCTCCTTTTTCATTGTTTAATCTGTTTATTTCATTTAATACATGTCTTATAAAATCTTTGGAACTATCACAATGATTTCTATTAGCAGTGAATGTTAAATAAAAGTACAAAAATTTAGCTTCACTTTCTACTATTCCTTTTTCACTCATAGATGTAATACCCTTTCTGCTATTTCTTGTGTTCTTCCCTGATTCCAGTAATGTGTTCCGATATAGCCACATGTTCTACGTGCCACATTCATTTTGTTCTGATCTCTGTTACCACAGTTAGGACATTCCCATACTAGTTTACCAGATGTATCTTTAACTATTTTAATCTCGCCTTCGTATTTACAAACTTGGCAATAATCAGATTTAGTATTTAATTCTGCGTACATGATGTTATCATAGATGTATTTAATAACTGCTAATACGGCTGTAATATTATTAGTCATATTTGGTACTTCCACATAACTAATTGCTCCTCCTGGTGATAATTTTTGAAACTGTGATTCAAATTTTAATTTACTAAATGCATCAATTGGTTCTCTTACATTTACATGATAAGAGTTAGTAATGTAGTTATGATCAGTCACATCTTTAATAATGCCAAAACGTTTTTGTAAGCATTTGGCAAATTTGTATGTGGTAGATTCTAACGGTGTACCGTATAAACTAAAATCAATGTTGGTAGCTTTTTTCCATTCTTTTGTTTTGTCATTTAAAAGATCCATCACATATAAAGCAAATGCCTTACCACCGTGTTCAGTATGTGACTTACCAGTCATATATTTAGTACATTCATATAATCCAGCGTATCCTAATGATATTGTGGAATATCCATCATATAATAATTTATCAATAGTCTCACCTTTCTTTAATCTTGCTAATGCTCCGTACTGCCATAATATAGGTGCTACATCAGAAGGAGTACCTTTTAATCTTTCATGTCTACACATTAATGCTTTAAAACATAATTCTAAACGTTCATCTAAAATTTTATAAAATTTATTAAAGTCTTTACCGCTTGATAAAGCCACATCTACTAAATTGATTGTTACAACACCCTGATTAAATCTACCATAGTATTTTTTACCTTTTACATAATTTTTAGCATTCGCTAAATTAGATGGTGTACGATCAGGAGTTAAGAATGATCTACATCCCATACAGGTATAAACATCGCCTTTTAACTCTCGCATGACTTTAGCACTGATATAATCCGGTACCATTCTTTTAGCCGTACATTCTGAAGCATACTGTGTTAAATAATAATATTTAGATCCAGGTGTTACATTATTTTCATCTAGACAATAAATTAATTTAGGGAATGCAGGTGTTACATTCTGCCCTACTTCATTTTTAACACCATTAATACGCTGGATAAGCACCTCATTAATTATCATTGCTAAATCATCTCTTGTTCTTCCTTCTGGTACTTCATTAATATCCATGTATACTGTAATAAAAGGAGCTTGTCCGTTAGTTGTCATTAATGTAACTACTTGATATTGAATAGTCTGCACACCTTTTACAACATCATCCATTACCATTTCTTCAATAAAATCTTTATATTTTTCTTCAGGCATCCACTCTAATAATTGAGTGTATTTTTTTCTAAATTTCTGCCTAGTATCATCTACAAATGGCGCTAGATGCGCAAGTGTAATACTCTGCCCACCGTACTGACTACTTGCTACTTGTGCTATGATTTGAGTAGCAATATTACATGCAGTACTAAATGTATGTGGTTTATCAATCTTAGTACCACTGATTACTGTGCCATTCTGTAACATGTCTTCTAGGTTTACCAAACAACAATTATGTGAATGCTGAACAAAGTAATCCATATCATGAAAATGAATAATACCATTATCATGTGCTTCTACGATTTCTTTTGGTAAAAGTAATCTTCTAGATAAATCTCTACTCACTTCACCAGCGATATAATCCCTTTGAGTAGGAATAATTGTAGGATTCTTATTACTGTTTTCTTGTTTAACTTCCTCATTCTGACATTCTACAAGTGATAATACTGTACTGTCAGTAGTATTACCTTTTCTTGCCTTTTCTCTATCATATCTATATCTAATATAAGATCTAGCGACTTCAGGACTAGTAGAATGCATCAATTCACGTTCTACTGCATTCTGTATTTCTTCTACATTTACTGCTCTATTTAACAGTTCAGTAGCAGTTTCAATATTTTCTACAATATTGTTGATTTCTTTATCTTTCAAATTGTAACGTTTATTAATCTCATTGTTTGCAAGTGTGATAGCGTTCTTAATTTTATTCGTATCAAAATCAACTTCTTGGCCATTTCTTTTAATGACTTTCATAATATCACCTCTATATTTTCTGCATAAAATAACGTTTGCGCGTATTCCCCTGTCTAAGTTGCTTTGGTTTTTCTTCAAAATCAAATTTATTGATTATTTCTTTATTGAATGCTTTTTTACCTGTTATGTTATTCTGTCTAACTCCTGATATTTTGCACCAGTCTGTAAATTCCGAATAAAGTACATCACGTGGTTTATCTAATAAATAATCTTCTGTAAGTTCTAAATCATCAATCCAACTTATTACAGTAGAGTTATCCGCCTTATAAGCTTCTAAAGCATCTTTTACAGATTGTGGTTCTGTGAATTTTCCTAACTTTAATAATCTTTTAGCACCTTTTAATGCTAGATTTAAAAGATATGATAATGCTTCATCTGTAGTAATCTTATCTATAATCATTGGATCGTAATCATCATCATTTACAGTGAATCTAGCATTGAATGGAATAATTAACCATCTTCTATAGAATCCTTCTGTTTTATCGAATGATCTAGGAATAGTATTACAACTATAAATGTGTGTAGCATATGATTCCAGTGTATAAGGCTTTTCGCCTTTTCTTTCTACGGTTACAGTGCCTCCACTAAATAATTTTTTCAATGTACCAGTATCTTTTATACCCACGTTATCAATATCATCACCAATATTCGCTAACTTGTTTTCTAGTTCTGCAGTGTTAAATCTATCAGTTACTTTTTCTAGTGCTAATGCTGAATAGTTAGGTGTACCTAAGAACTGTTTTATTAAGTCTAAAATTGTTGATTTACCATTGGATCCTCCACCATAAAATAGAAATGCTTTCTGAAAACGGTTGTGCTTGATTAATATTGATCCTAACATTTCCTCAAATAGATTAAGTACTTCACGATCTCCACAGACAATATGAAATGACGAGGAGGAAAACAAAAAAGTAACTCTTCTTAATTGTTC